ATCGTCGACATTCTTAATCCTCAATAATTGTTTTACTATCTTCAGTAGTTAGTGTATTTACCGCATCTTCTGTTGTAATCATATCTTTAATCGCTGTAATTACGATATTTGTTGCTGTACTGCCTTTTAAGAATGTCACTGGTACAGTTGTTGAACCGTCAAATCCAGTACCATCAGTTGCTACTCCACTGCCCAAATTATACCATACATTTGTTGTGTGTAATTCTATATTTGCTGCAATAGTTACGTTACCGTTATTATCAACAAACGGAATTCCGTTATCGTTTCTACCAACCGGAACAATACTTAACGGGTAAACATTTCCGGTGTTAGTACCATTTATTATTATTTCCGAATTAAGTGTGATATTACCAGTTATAGTAGTTGGATAAACTGCAACATTGGATCCATTTATTGCAATATTACCACTAGCTCTGCCTGTATTCAATGTTGTAATGCCGTAGTAACTTACTTCAACGTTGCTAACATTGGCACCAGTAGTCAATACTGTTACATTAGCACCTGTTGATGATTGTGTTATGTAATCACCACTAGATACTGTAACATTTCCGCTTAGTTTTAAATAATTATCTTGGAACGTTAAGCTGTTTGAATTATTCCGCACAACCAATAATACTCTGGCTACTGAATCAATACCAGCTACCGTTAGTGATGCACCAGATGCAGTTTGTGTTATTACATCACCCACGTTAGCAGTTATACTTTCAGTTAGTGAAAGATAGTATGAACGAGTCGATGTCACAGTATACGGTGTAGTTGTACTAAGAACTACATTAGACACTGTTCCTGGAACAATTTGGTCAACACTACCATCAGTTACAACTGCACCGGCGTATTGAATTACTGGAGTAGCAGTACCTTGTGTACCACGACGTATTTGCCCAAGTGTATTAGTAATTAAATCACGAGTGTAGTAAGTTATACGTTCACCGTTAATAAACACTACTCCTGGAATAGATATTTGTGCTATACCAATTGCATCCATAAATGGTTCAGCCAGTTTGCTAGCATCCGCTACGACAATTTCAGTATCAGTTAAGCCCAACGGAGCCGCAAGTGTCGTTGCGTGTGCATCAGCAATACGCAAGTAACTTTCTTCACGCATCATGTTACTAAACATTCTGTAGGCAATTACATCAACGTTGCTGTTAATTTTAGTATAGACCTGCATGTCTAGTGTGTCAAATACAATACCAGGAACCATTTCTTCTGGAGCATGGCTCGAGTATGTGTCTACATAAGCACCACCGACAACATCGATATCTTCTGCACGTGTGCCAAGAGCTAAGTCAGTATAGTTACTCTGTATAATTGTATCAACGGTTGCATCATCTAATAATGGTAAGCCATCTGCATCATATTGTATTTGGTCAAACAAGCCGGTATCAAATGGTGTTGCTCCACTGAACCCAGGTGCTTGATCAAATCCAAGTCCTTGTACTCGTACACCTGGATAATCAATTCCACGTAGTAGTTGATTCAAATCACGTGCTGGCATTGAAGCACCAGGCTCATAATATCCCACAATACGATCGTTAGCAGTAGTAAAATTAGCCGAGTTATATTCAGTATAATCATCCGTATGTACAAAAGTAGAGCCTGATGTTATATTTGCTGTTACTATAAATGCATGACGAACAGCACCTGCCAGTGAGCCCACATGAGTCACGATATCGCCAACGGTATAAGCAGTATTTGCTGTCCATTCCTGCACGCTACTTGTATAGCTAATTCTATCAAATTTTAGTGTTGTATCAAATGTTCTGACTTGATTATTTTTAAGCACAGCATACGCAGTTGCTGGTGTTGTATTTGTACCATTGATTAACACAGTTGGAGTTAAGAAATATCCAGTGCCACGAGTTAAGATTTCAATACTGGTTACGGTACCTAAATCAAAATCAATAATTGCACGTGCTGTTGCTCCCGTAGCTGCGAGGCCGCCGCCAACAATAGTAACGATTGGTTCAGCAGTGTATCCACTACCGCCATATTCCACAATGATATTCTCGACACGGTGATTTCTATTCGCATACCATTGATTATACGTATCAGTTTGCCACAATGCTTCATCTTTAATTACATTTTCGCCACTTGGACTACGGAATACTTTTGTTTCAGTATCGTAATAAGCCGGTAAATCAAAGTCAGTTACACTACCTGCAAATTCATCATTACTGTCATAATTAATAGAATATTCACGTATTTTAGTTGAATATGGTTTAACTTCTGTAATGTAATTTTCGTAATACGTTTGATTATCTTTAATATAATTAGGATATTGCAATAGTGAACGTAACTTATGTGATACACTAATAAAGCTGGTTTTAAATATCCAATCAACATATTTTTGCTCATTGAATAGATAGTTAATCATTACAAAGAATAATTTGTTAAATTCTGTATCTAATTCGCCAACAAAAATATCATCTTTAAGTGCGTTAATTATATAACGAACTTCAGTGGTCGGAGTTGTATTATTAATAAAATTCCCAGACGATGTTTTTAATTGTATAGTGCCGTCTTGTATTCCTACAACGTCAAATTGGTTATTGCTGTTAAGAACTAGTAGGTTCCACCCACGACTATTGCCAGTACTTACTCTGACCAGTACTTCTTCACCGACAGCCACTGGTAATTTTAAGGCATCTGTTAATGTTTCAACTACATACTCGAGTTGAGTGTCTGTGCCATAACCAGGAGCATACCAATCAACATACTCCCAATACAAGTCAGTTTTATAACTTTGAATTCGAATTATTTCCCAAATTTTAGTAGTAGACAACTCGTATAGCACCCACAGGTTATCTCGGGTAGTATCTTGATTTACTAGAACTTTATACCCAACAGCCAATACACTCACATCGAGATATTGTAACTCTATTTCTGTTGCTATTTTTAAATTGTATTCACCTAATTTAATATTAGGTTGTGCTTCGGCTGAACTAATAGTAGTCAAATCACAATTTCTTGCTATCGGTTTAGTTATCAATATACTATTCGCATAGTCCACTAAGTTAGCATAGGCTGCAAATCTATCAGCAAATATAGCCTGACGTGGTCTAGTGCCCAGGCCAAATTTATCAGCCTGGCTGAGTGCAGGATCAGGAACTTCTGCACCTAATATATCAATACCAGCTAGACTATCAATTAGCTTATTAATAATTTTAGGAGATATAATACTATTTGCATTACCTTTTTCTACTAGTTCATACTCACTGTGAATAATATTAGTGTTCTTAACTGTGTTATAGTCAAGGTGCAAAATAGTATTTTTCGCAGAAAGATAACTACCCACGTTGTATACAACAAATGCATTGTTTTGTATAATTGCTGCATAAGGTGTACCTTGATTTTTAGGATTTTCAATTATATCTTTTATTGCGGCAATTGGTAAACGTCTAGTTTCGTTGTTTAGATCAACTGTAGTTTTATCTTTAACCCAGTAAAAATATTTGATACTGATAATATTAGTAACTTGGTCAACATACACAAGTTCAACATAGGCACTATCGTCGGCATATTTTGGAATGCCTTCACCACCGTTGGCAACATACGCACTTGGTAAGTAATCACTTTCTACCCACTCTAATAATTCGACAGTTGAGCCAGGGAATAATCGACCCCAGTTAATACTACGATATGTTAATGTATCTTGCTCATAGTCAATATAACTAAGTTGACTTAGGTTCCACCATACTTGTCCAACTTGCTCGCCATTCCAGAATATAGTATCATTTAAACTAACTGCACTATTTGTGCCGCGATTATACACAGCTGGATCGTAGCCGGTTTTGTATGATATTTCTTGATCTGCACGGCCAAGTATTTTACCTTTTGCAGGATCAATAAATTCTAATGTTGTTAGAATAGTGTTTGACAGATTGCTGTATAGATACATTCTATTAACTGATTCTATATCCACTGTCGGTTGCTGATATCTAATTAAACTCCAACCACGTTTGTTTATTGTATTATTAAATAGATATATACTACCTGTGTTTTCAACAACATTATTAATATAAGTTGATGTAGCAACACCATTAATCCAAATTGGATATACAACTTCAACTCCGTCAACTATTACTGTACCCGTCACAAAATGATCTGTCCCAGCCGGTGATACTGTAATATTTGTACTAGCAGTGGCATCAGCACTAACAATATATCTAATATTATCTGACGCTTTTTGGGTAATTATATCCCCAGCACGTACAGTTACCGCTGTAGATAATGTAAGATTGGTTATAGTGTCATCGCTTGGTGCACTTACTATAATGTGTCCGCCAATTATGTCAATTGCTGCGCCAAAGCCGTCGCCTGTGTTTAAATCAGTTGGATTAAGTTGTTGACAGAATGCATAACGTCCAGGATGTTCAACCATATCACGAGGGTCATCGTACAATTCATATGTATACACACTACCGCTGGCTTTAACACTATCAACAAACGGCGTAGAATCATCATCAATTACTGTGGTATCGCTGTCAAAGGTAGTAAACGTATTGGTTGTTCCTCCATCACTGCTGATAACCAACATGTATGCGTTACGAGCTAATATAACTTTAGTACCAAAATATTCATTGTTACTACTGTATGGATTAACAATAATCTGCATGAACGCAAATATAGCCAAGCCTGCGTCAGCATACACTGCACCACTACCTGATAGAACACGTAAACGATTTTTAGCTACAGTTTTATCACTGTCTAATCTTAAGTATCCATTTTCATTGACTGCCGTAATACCCAATAGTTTAGCATCATTGATATCTTTTATTAAACTATCAAGACTTGACATAGGCAATCCGGTAATAGGATCATTATGCAATGGTTGTACAGTAATTTGGAAGTTATCCAACCGAATTGTATCGCCCGGAGTAAATGTTGGATTTTTCGTAAATCCTCTGTTGATACCGTATAGCGTACCTTTGTTATGGAATTTCCACACAGCACCAGTATTATAAACTGTATCTGCATTATAGAATGGAGCACCGATATAGAATGCACAATTATTTGAACAAATAGTCAGCGATGTTCCGAATCGTGCACCTTGTTGGATAGCACTTAAACTTCCACCTAAGCTGTCAACCCCAATTAATTTTTCTAATAGAGTAAATTGATTAGTTTCAATTTTTACATTTTTACCTACCCCAAGCGGTACAAATAGTGTTATTTCGTTTGCGCCAGTCTTAGTATAATTAAATGTTTCGATATCATCAACTGTTACTGCATGCACAGGTGCAATATTCCCTTCTGTAGTATACACTGTGCCATTTGTACTATTGAATGCCTCAATTACCCGATCGTAAACATAAACAGCACCAGCACTTACATTTTCAACATAAGATATACGCGGTAATACATTACCATCTACAGTAATCGATGCAGTATTAGTTCCTACAGGAATTGATCGGTCAACTGTTGTTATTCCATCACTAAACACTGCTACGTTAACAGTATCTGCAGGTGCGCCTACACCAAGTTGTGCACCATTTAAACTTGCATCAATACAAAAACCAAATTCACTGCCTGCCGGTCCAACAAGTGGATAAAGTGGATCAGTTGGATCACCGATTAACGCATAGTACGGACCTTGTGAAATTGTCAGCGTATCGTTAACGTTTCCGGATATAAATGTTATCGTTGTTCCGGATAAGGTGTAATCAATATTTGGAATGTATGTACGTGTCGCACTAGTAACTACTAATGAATTAGCATCATCAGTTACTTCGGGTGTGAATGGTACTGTTATAGATGATACTGAACCAGATGTAGTAACTGTTCCATTTGCTTCAGTTACAAATCGTTTTAAACCGTAGACATAAACTTTAGGAGTCGATTCATAAGGTGCACCGACATATAACCAGTGACCCAATTCATCAAACGCAAAGCCATAGCCGAACTGTCCGTTAACGGCGCTGACATTGCCTGCAATAACCTGTCCTCGATTCCATACAGTTTCGCCTTCAAGTTTATTATAGGTATAGATTAAACCAACATTAGCAGCACCAGCTAAACCAGAACTTGTCGGTGCATTAACTGCTAGACGTACCTGTGTACCATCAACGGCTGTATCGATATGTGAACCATAGGTAAATGTGTTTACACCGTCGGGTATTATTGTAGTTGATGTACTATATATGTTTGCAGTATTTTTATCAAATACATTAACTGCACCCGTATTAGTCGAAACAGATAAGTTTGCATATAACGTAGTACCAACAAAAATAGTTTGCTCGGCATTATCAATCATTTTTAATGCTCGACCGTAGCCAATGTTTGCAGAATATTCATTATTAGTTGTCAATGAAGATACTGTAGTGTTTGCTGGGAATATATTATTAGTACTAACTATCTGACTTGCGCTTACAGAAAAAGCATTTGCACTAGTAAGGAAATTTGATATAATACCCACAGCATTACCTGTAATAGTTGTGATATTAGTTACAACGTTGCCGCCAATAGTTAATGTACTTGTGGCATTGGCCAATGCTACATTACTAAATGTAATGTACATGTCATTGGTTTTTACCAAGCGTTGATCTATTTCCCATGGATGTGTTTTTTCGTAGACTTTCCATGTGCCACTAGGTTGCGTACCATATGGTTGACCCTGCACTGCATTAGTTTCGGCATCATCGTCGATCCAAATCTTTTCACCAACTTTCCATTGATGTTTAGGAGAATATAATCGTGCATCTTCCATGTATTGAAATCGTATGCTATCTAAAATAAACAACATACCGTCGCCATCAAGTGTGGTTAATTGTGTTGTATCACCAGAATATTTGACTAATATATTATTGAGGTCAACTATTTCTTCAACTTGGTAGAATCCATCAAATTCTGTAGTAAAACTACGAATTAGGAATATATCGCCAGCGGCCAATCCGTGTGGATCATCGGTGGTAAATGTCACATATCCATCGAGTGAGTTTGACACCAACAATACATGATTGTTAGTTTCTGATACTCGATAAACATTCCAGTTTTGCGAAAAGTCTTTTGCACACCATATAGTATATCCAGTACCTATTGCACTTAAAGAATTGTTTAAATCTATAAAATTAGCCAAATCAAATATAGTAGTATCAACATCGTCGATGTTTACATATCCGGCGGTGGCAATATCATTATTATAATCACTAGCTGCATCTCTGTTTAATGCAATAGTACCTGCATATTGTTCAGTTGATTTATATAGTTGTGATTTATTAAATGTAGTTACACCGTCACTGCCATCAGCAGTCACAAAAGTAGCAATTGCAGGATTAACCGAAAATGCTTTTTCGTCGAGTGCAATTTCAACATACGGGTTAGTATCTAACGCACCGTATTCACCCACACGTATTGCCCATTCTTCGTAGAAATTTATAGCACTACTTAAATTGTTAAATTCTGCATTTGATAATTGATTAATTGCATTTGCAGAACCTTTTTGTTTAATGAATCCTTTATACAATTCAATTTGTGTAGTGTCACTTAGGCCCAGATCTGCTAGATATTGACGTGGTTTAAATCCGATTAAGCCGTGACTATATTTGATTTGGTCTGCATCTTTAAAGTTTGTATATGAATCATAATATACCTGCGACTTAGCAGCTATAGTGGCAAAGTTTGGTAACAACCCCTTTTTAATTTCAGTTGTAGAAATTTGTTTCCAGTAAGCAAATACAAATTCAGTTGTTGCTGCAACATTTTGTAGGGCAACATAATATTGATTTTTATATTGTACCAGATCACCTTTTAAATAATCCTTGCCGCCTTGCCAGGCATCTACATCACCAGAATTATAAATAAAGCCCGGAGCACTTAAACTGCCATCCCAATCTGCTGTTTTTTGTCCAATTAATTTTAATCTAAATTGTCTATTACCTAGTTCTGGTTTGTAAATAATATCGTTGAACACTGTTGTATTATCAAATATCAATACATGTTCATATTGCACCAAATTTAATTCAATGTAGCCTATAACTGCATCGTTAGTTAATGTCAGTTTAAAAGCAGTTGGACTACGCAATACGTTATAGTTTGTAGTCTTAACCAGGGCAAAATTTTGATCTAATACTTTAGAACCGTATTGACTATCTGTAATAGCATCCGTAATTGCGCCAACGGTAACTGCATTTATTACATTAGCCACCGGACTTAGTACCAAGATACTACCAGGTGCCCACCCTTGTTGCGCCCAGAATAAGAATTCCTTAGTTGATAGTTTCCAATTACGAGTTTCACCAAGTTGTTCATCGGTATCATTGAACGTAAAGCCTTGTGCCATTAAATGTCTTTCGTAACTAATTAAAAAATCAGCTACTTGTTGTTGAGTATTAAATTCGTAGCCGTATGGCACTGTTAGTTTTAAGTTTTGATAATCTTTAAACACAGTCACTGAATTGTTTAATACAGTAATTTTATATGCGTTTGTGTTTATAACACTTGGAATAATAGTAAAGTATGGATTGGATAAATTATATCCACGTACACTATACCCGTTTGTAGTTTTTTCAACAATTACACCGCTGTAGACTATCCTATCAACCGGAGTTGATTTATACAAATGTACATTATAATTTTCATTTGGGATAATAATACTATCATTTGTACTAGTCGGTGAACTTTGCTCTGCCAACACCTGCAGATATTTTTGATCACTGAATCCAGCCATTTTATATGCAAGATTAACTTCGTAATTTTTCAATAAAGGAGTAATAACACTGGCCGGATTAATTCCTTGTTTTACTAAGAAATCCGCAATCCAGTTTATGTAACCTGCTGTCCTAACCGCTGTGCCAGATGACGTATCACCATTAAATGTCATTGATGTTTGTTTAATATGATCATTTGTGTCAGTTATGTACTGGTCTAATACGTAATTTTTTGAATAACGTGATACATCCATTAATAGGCCAAAGTATCTAGCCGGTTTAGCCAACGCTAGAGCTTGTTGAGCGGCAAATGGGTAATCACTACTGTTGCGCCAGGCAGCTTCAACTGGACCTTGTTGCCCTACTGCCCACGATGTTGCGGCTCTAGTGGAGTTAAACGATGCTGTCATAATTGCCGCTGGACTTAATAGTAGTCCATTTACGTCAATTGGAATAACTGCCGATAAGCCAGGACGAGCAAAATTAGTATCTATACCAGCACGTTCGCCATATTTAATTAAACCTAGTTCTAGGTCGTCCCATAAGAGTTTGTTACCACCAGTGTAAGGTGCAGGACCGTATTCTTCTACCCACCATGATGGCATTGTAGAGAAGCCCAACATCTCCCACGGAGTTTGATGTGGACGTATTGTATCGTAGAAGTATTGATAACAGGCTCTCCAGCTGCCAGGTAATATTTCACCGCTAATTCTATCAACGAATCGACCATAGTTCCAAGTAAATGGATCATTGCTTTCAAATGTGTCGTTAATTGTAAAATCAATTTTATTATTGCCAATCCAATTTAAGAAATTCTTAGATAATAATTGATTAGCATCAGCCAATGAATAATCACCTGTTCTAAATTTTCCTGGCATAACTGCATATATGTCTCGATAACTGCTCGAATCTCTAAGAGTAATGTTGTTGTATATACGCTTTTCTAATTCTAATATAAAACTATCTCTATAATCTTCAAATGCTGGTGTCATACTGCCATCATGACCACGAATAACATTAATAGGTGTACGATACGTATCGTCTAAAAAGATTTCAGGAATAAATTTAGGATATAACCCTAATTTACTCGGAGTTTCTGGCACATACGATCCATTTGTATCTTGATATTCTACAATTTTAACATTATCGTCGACTTCTAAAGTAACAGTATCCTTAAATGTTATTGCTGGACGATCTGTATCAAATGTATAATCTCTATCTATGATTAACTGTACATCATTTAAATAAACCAATACCGCAGTATTACCTAAGGCAGTGGCGTCAAATACTGTAGTAATTTCATATGAACGTACCAATGGATCAAATATTGTATAACCTGCACCATTGACAATATTTTTTAATGTACCATACGGTATCATGTCACTGTAGAACCACGGGAATGTTTTATTTTTAATCTTGTTAATTTCTGTTAAGATTAAATCAACGCTGGCCACAGGATCAGTTGGCTGTATGCCCGACAATGTTGCACTCAATTCTAAAAATTTATTTTTAAATCTAGCATATTCTTGTTGTGCATAACGAACAGCGTCAATAAAGTTTGTGCTATCGTTTAATAAAAATAATGCTGCATTTGATATCGGTGCACTGTGTTGCAGTATGTTGCCGCCTTGTGATTTAATCTCAATGTCACGCAGATTACTTTCACTAAGTATATCACCCACTAACTCGCTGCTATTCTGACTTAGCTCCACTAGATGATTTCTAATTTGTCCCAATGTCAATGATTCTAAATCAATGTTTTGTGCATTTAAATCTAAGTTCTGCGGTACTTGATATTGTCCAAGTTTACTTACTTCGAGACTATAAATTAAGATATCAATCTTGTCGCCAATCGCTGGTGCAGTGGTCAACGTTAACTCATTATTTGTTAGTGTCCACTGTGTTATGTTCAAGAATGTATTATTTTTATAAACTTTAACATGAGGAACAGACGCTGATGCCACAGGAGTAATATCAATTTTAAACGGGCTATTAATACCATTATAGATGTATGTAATTAATTGATACTGTTTAAGTGGTTCAGCCACTGTATTCCAATTATTTTTTGGAACTACTGTATTTCTGTCGATGATTTGTTGTAGGAAACCAGTGGCGATTCGATCAGTGTATTCCACTCTATCACGCACATAGGTAAATGTATCCGTATCAAAGTAGTTAGAAAATTCAATGTCGCCTTGCGCACGGAATGTTCTGTATTTTAATGGAAAGTATAATACTGTATCTGCTACAGTGCTGGTGCTAGTACGATTATAACCAAATAATCGTGTACCTGCAAATGTACTTGATTCATATTCAGCAAGACGAGTGCCATTGGTGTCATACACATCAAACAATGGATCTTGTTGTAGGCTAGTCTTTGTCTGACTTTGTGTCCATGTATCTCCGTTGTACCACCACGCTGTTCCTTTATACAATCCTGTTTTTACTACCACAGTATCATAAATTTCGTTATTAGCATCATCTGCAGGATTTAAATTGATATATACCGGTCCCGTTAGTCGCCCAATCTCGTCCAGTTGAGTTTGTACTAAATTAATTGTATAGATATTATCACGCACCACTGGATCATTATCATTGACAAATATAATTCTCATACCGTCAACTAGTGTAACTCCTCCTACAATAGTTAATATTTTTCCATTCAACTCATTAAATGCATCTCGAGTAGTTGTATCTAGTATATCAATTGGTCGTTTACCAATTCTACCAAAATTAAATAATTGTAGATCTGCTTCAAATTGCACAATTGGACGTTGAGCACGATATGTTTGATCGTATGTAACAACTACATTATTATATTCGGCGGTTAATTTAATCACATCACGGTGAAACCAACGATTGCCACGAGACCAAGGATTCAAATCTTTACTACAACGATTAATTGTAATATATTCTGCATTAGACACATTACCTGGCAAGCCATCTGGATAATTTAATGCTAGTTCATCATTGTATAGCTCAGGTGTAACTAATAATTCTACATCAATTAGCTGTATTCCGGTTGGTGCCCCTACATTCTCAACATAATATTCTTTATTTTGATAAGACGCCGGAGTAACATCGGTACCAAAACTTACCTTTAATCCACTGGTGAATATTACTCCATTAGGGCTAGTATAGTTAGGTGTTCCTATAATATCATTTTCGACATCAATTTCCCAGCCAGTAATATCAACAAGTTTGATTGTACCGTAAATAGATGGATCACTGCCGTCTTGGAAGTATAGCGTATTTTGTATACTTGAGATTACAGGAACAACATGAAAAAATTCATCATAATCTTTAAAGAACTCTTTATTGGCATTCACAAGTCCAGATTTAATGTACACTTTTTCATTAAGCAATACATTTTGAACATGCACTAAGCGAATTAATGGATCGTTAATATTGCCTATATCAGTGAACTGCACTTTCCATACGCCGTAACGTTGGGCATTTGGAATAACTGTACCAGCATTGTATCCAGAAACAACCAACCCGGTGTCCGGATCAATGACTTCGGGCATGGTCCATGCTTCTTCACCACGACTTGTTAACAGATTTTGGTTTATGAAAATTGCAGTTTTACCATTAAGTTGCCCAGTAATTCCTGCGTATGCTGGAAATTCTGCAAGAAATTGACTAACAGTGCGATTTTGTATATCTGCATAGGCAAGAGGGACAGCATATTCCACATTAGCTACTACATTCATTAACACATATCGATCTTGTGCTGTTGACTGTGGAACATTAAATGTAATTGTACCTGTTTCTGCGCCGTTATTAGTAACGCCAAGTACATCTCGTGTGCTAACTGTCGGAGTTGCATTTACTAATCCATCAACGCCTAATTCAGTTTGTATCCAAAATCCGGAGCCAAGTTGATCGACTTCGAACGTATATTGCCCACCACGAGCCAAGGTAATTGTATTTTTTACTAAGCCACCTGTGGTAAAATCATAACGAGATATGTTTGCGTTACGAGTGACAGTAAATGTTTTTTCTAAGTCGACTCCGCCGGTATTAACATCAACCGGATCTGGTCCATCTTTAAGCCAGTAGTATTGACTGAAGTTAACAAACTTATCAAAAGAGATTTGCGGATCAAAACTATAGTATTCGCCATCAAATAGTCTGTCATGATTGGCTGTCAACCCACTGTAGTATTCAATTTTATTTAATATATCATTATAGCCAGCAAAGAATGTAATTTCTTTTTGATCATTGCGAACAACAATACTTGGCTCGAGTTGATACTTTTGTCTGTCAGCTGAACTTTCAATTACATAGCTGTCTTTACTTTTGTATGTAGGAGCAAATGTTCTTCCAATATAGCCATATATATTTCTCAAATTTGGTTCAGTTACTAACTGATCCATTGTGGCCGACAAGAACTTATTGTTAACGTCGGTTTGAAATATGGTAGGAAGAAAATTTGAAGTCTTTTTTGTCGCCATGTCGTTATAATCTCAAGTGTTATATAGTATTTAAGCCAGTACAGTTTGGTTGATTTGCGCCGCGGTAATTGCACTAATAATCTGTACATTGTCTACTGTAGCTGCACTAACAATAATTTCATTGTAGTTTGCATTGATTTGTAACAAGCTACCAAATGTACTAGATTCGCTTGACGGCACAATAGTTATACTCGAAATGTTAGGTGCAAGTACACTATGCAGATATGCACTTAGTTCACTAAAATAAAATGTTTCGCCAAAGTCCCAGTTTGCAACATCAAAATAGTTATTGATTGCATCAATAACTTTAGTTTTAACATCGTTGTCACTAACAATAATACTTGCATTTTTTACAACTTTAAATGTTGCTTGCAATGCGGTTGGCGCTTTGGCGCCAAATATTGGTTTGAATTTAGCAGGATTATAAATGATGGTATCTGTTAAATTTTTATAATTTTCTAATGTACTAAATTCTGTACTTAAGGCATCAACTGTTGGCGCAGTCGGTTCGCCGACGGTGCCAGTGCTATCCTGTATCCAGGCTGTATAATCTGTTGAATATTGTTTTGTTAATAGATACAAATCAATAATATTATTTGGGCTTGGATCAATACGACGATAGTTAGGACTATTGTGTCTGTATTGGAAATATAAATCTTGTCGTCCTACTTTAGCAGTATAATCAAATACTTCGTTTAATGTGTAGGCTGCGCCGGTAACAGTTAATTGATAGAATTTATTTTCTGGTGCAATGTAAAACAATTTGCCAGATGTGTACAACGTTGCATCAGCTTGTGCTGCAACCAAAGTTTCATAAGTTGATTCTACTAATGTATTGCTTACTAAAGTCTGTGTAACAAAATTATCATATCCGTAAGTTGATTGGAAAAATACATACTTGCTATTACTATTAACGTCAGGACTAACAATTAACTCAAATAATTCCGGATTATCCAAAATACCATTAGTGTCCAAATCAGAAAATGTAACTAGAATTTTACTAGGATTTTCATATCCGTCAACTTCGATAATATTTTTATAAATGTACCATGTATAATCTAAGGCCAATGGATTAACATCATCTGGATTACTATTAACTTTTAATATTTTAATATTATCGTGTACTGTAAATCCAGTTTTTGGATCGAATACTTTTACAGTATTATCAAAGTAGAAGTTAGTTTCTTTTACACTTTCAAATACGTAATTTAAACCACGATACAGTACAGTATATGTCTGACCAACTGTTTTAAAGCGTATTAGCCAGCTGGCATCTAACCCTGTACTGCTGGTATTACCTGCATAGCCTAAATTAAATTCCCCAGTATCTAAGTCACCAGGTAATATTAATTTCCATGATGTAGTATCGATATCATATCGTAGACCAAAATCTTCATATGCCTGTACATAACCAACAATAGAATCTACTAGTGCTGTTGAAAAGTCAGTGTCAAATACCGCATATACCGCAACAGCTATAGCACCGTTAGGAACTTGTTCACCTAATATAATTGGGCCGGAACCATTGGCTAAATTACCTGTGCCACCATTGGTTCCATCACCTATTACCTGCTGAACATTTGCATAGATATAAAATTTGTCACCAGACTTGCTTGGTATACCTGTTTGAATAGTATTGCGTGCATCAAAATAGTTGCCGGTGCCTGCACTAAATTTAATTATAGAGCTTTGTTTAATAAACTTGTTATTTGTAGACACTACATCGCCAACTTGAAGTATAGTATCATTTGAATCAATAAAATAACCCGTAGATCCATTGGCCACAGTAGTTGAATAATTCCAGTATGCGTTAGTGATAGTAATAGTTGGGTATTTACTGTAGAAAAATTGTAATGTTTCCTGTGCTGATGCCACCGGTTTTACTTTATTGTAAATTGCTTTGTAAATATCATTTCTTGTAGTATAATCAAAAGAGAATGTGCTGACAAATGGGTCACGATACAATACACCATCATCTGCAAAGATATTAGTGCTTGAGTATTTTCCAGTTGTGTCAATAACATCTAAGTAACGGCTAATACCAGAACTAGTACGATTAACTGCTTTTACTTTTAAAATATTGCTGAACAATGTGTAAGGTAAGATATTATAATCTTCACCTGTTACCATACGATCCTGTGTATAGTATTGTTGTGGTGCTTTTTGACGAATTTCATCAAGTGTTTCACGTGAACTAGCATTAGCTACTGTGTAGCGTAGGCTAGCACGAATAGTTATAGTTTCAACGCGGCCGGTTCGACTGATATAATTAACTGGTACAACTATACCCTGCATCTCATCCGGAGTAATTTTATAATCAGCACCATTACTTACACGATAATATAATCTATAATTGCCTTGTGGAATATTAGCAAAAGATCCATCGCCGAACACTAGATCAATTTGATCACTGGCTCTAGTGTTAACTTGAAATACGGATTTATTAGTACTTTTATTATAGATAACATTAGTATTGTTTACTGTTGCAACCTGTGTCCATAAGGCATTTGGTAATCCTTGTGCGTCTAAACTGTATAACCATATATCGGTATTATTAATATTATCTACATTAACACTGTAGACACGATTTGGTGTACTTTCTTGGAATGTGAAATCAAGTGATTTTAATTCGCCCTGTTTGAAGTAGGTAAAAAAGCCTGTATTATTACTAGTGTTGCCTAAATTGTCGTTACGGTAAAGTAGATTAAATGGTTGATTTTGACGAGGTGCGCTTTCATATATAAAAGTTTTACCGGCACTTGTTGGGCTGGTCATTTCAAATTTAGTCGTAGTACCTTCGATGTTAGTGGTAAAACTATATGTTGCAATAATACTTGGTACTAAATTTATTTGATATTCGTCGGTGGTTATACCATTAATCAATTGAGTGTTGCTAGGTTTACCTATAGATTGAGTTGATAACAACCCTGCATTAATCACTGCGGTGAACTGCTCATACCAATTATCATTTGCTGAATCAGACCAATTAATTACTAGGCCAGATAAATTTATACCGTTGCTATCGTACACAGTTTCAGTTGTACTTACACTGTCAACTTTTAAGAATCCGCTTGCAGAGATATTACGTTTAGGATTATATGAAATTAGTTTGGCCAATTTAAGAACACTATCACGACGTTGTGCAGTATCAATAAAGTTTTCACGTGCGTTTAAGTCGCCGCGGAATGCCAGGCTTTGACCTAAGAACGCAATCAAATCAATCAGTGCAATGAATTCACTTGATTCGATAAAGTCGTTAAAGTCTTCTGGGTAATATAAGCGTAAATAATCAATCATTGACTTACGAAGTGTTTCGTAGTCATAGCTTTGAAAGTCCGCATTACGGAAGGTTTGATAGACTCTTGTCCAGTCTTCTGCAACTAATAAACCTGATTGTCTTGTGGTAATAGCCATACTAATTCCCTGTTATAATGTATTTATTTAAGGAAAAAAGTACGTAGTTTATTAGTTTGCAGTAAGTGTTCTGTTTTGATTGTTGAATCTAAGATTCATTAGATTTGTTTGATTTGTCTGTAGATAGCGTAGTTCGAGTTCGATTTGAATACCTGTTTCATACTCAGTGACAATGACATTGTCAATAGAAACACGTGGATCATAGGCAGCAATTGCCTTGATGTCAGCTATAATAGCACTCTTAAGTTCGGGAGTAAATGGATCGTATAATACGTTCCATATAATAGTGCCAAAATTAGGATTCATCAGTTTCTCACCTTTGCGGATTTGAAAGTGATTGATTAAATCTTGTTTAATTAACTCAAAGTCAGTTAGACGAAACTTTTTATTTCTGCCTACTGTTGAGAAACCTTTATATAAAATAGCCATAATAATAT